GTATAGAATGCGGAAATGTGCATACACATGAGGCCCTCTCTACCATGCTAACTAAGTGTGGGAGAGGGCTAAATGTGTATTAACTAGTAGAGAGGGCTTGATGTGTATGTGTTGACTATTGTATAATTGGTGCTAGGGTTATGTGTGTATGCACTTGGAGGGGGTAACATGGTCAACGCAAAGAGCATCGAGGAGGCACGCACGCCGCTCGAGTATCCAGAATCAGGTTACGGCAATTACGGTGGCCAGGTCCGCCAGAAGGTCGTTTTGAGCGACATCATCAAATGGATGATTGAGGAGGTCGAGAAGATCGACTGCGACGAGAGCACCAGTCGCGGCGAGAAAACCAAACGCATCGGGCGCCTGGCCCAGCGCATCAAAACGAAACTGTACGAGGACGGCCGCAAGGCCCCCGAGGACAAGCTCAAGGCCTCGAGCTATCGCCGTTACCTGACCAGGCTGCGCAACGCAGTCCAGGCGCAGAACTGGCGGCACCATGCGATCGAGGAGACCTGTCGGCGGATGGCCAAGCATCACCCGGAGTACACCCCCGAGCTGCATGCCATGGCGGAAATGACGGACATCGTCCCCCTACGCCTGGCCTATAAGGCCCTCAAGGACAAGATCAAGCGCGACGGCAACGAGGCGGCCTATCTCGACGTGAAAGCGATGAAAATCGACCACGAGATCATGCGCCACTTGAACCTGCCATCGGTTACCCGTGACCAAATGGCCGACCATGCGGCCGCGATCCTCGAGGAGAAGGCCCTCAACACTATCGACATCGGCTATCACTGGTACGTGGCCACCGCTGCCGAGATGCTCTCCTCGAGCACCTTCTCGCACCTCGCCTTGGGCGTGGCCATGGCCACCGGTCGCCGAGCCTTCGAGGTTCTGACGCAGGGCCGGTTCAAGAAGGTCGGCGAGTTCGAGCTCGAGTTCAGTGGCCAGGCGAAACAGCGCCTCGGGGTCGACTACGGCTCGAGCTACCGCATTTACACCCTCGTTGCCGCGGACGTGGTGCTCGCGGCGATTGATCGTCTGCGGTCACTGCCCGAGGGCTCAAGCCTGCAGGGCATGGACGCGACCGAAGTGAACCGCCGCACGGCGAAGACGCTCAACATGCTCGCAAAACGGACCTTCAACGACGAGACCCGCGTTTTCAAGGACACCCGCGCGATTTGGGCACGGATCATGTTCGAGACTCATTTCACGCACGACCCTCGCTGGGCGAAAAAGAGCGCCGAGGTGTTCTGGCGCGAGATGCTCGGGCATGAGGATCTCGAGACCCAGGAAAGCTATAAGCAGTTCAAGATTCACTATGAGGACGAGCCGCCAAGGGCCGCCGCTCACAAGTTCGCGAGTCGCCTCGAGGGCCTGAAAACTCTGGACGATCACCCGAAAATAAAAGGTCGGGCTGGCCTCGAGCGGATCCATGATTGGGTTAAATCGGCGATCGAGGCGGATCCCCTCGCCAAGATCAATCAGCGGGCTATCTCGGTCAACGTTGGTAGCTATCGGCCCAACATCAAAGAATATTTTGAGATCGCAGCGGATGCCCTGGGAGTACCGGCCCACGCGGCAAATACGATGGCCGAGGTTCCCTCCGTGGTGGCCAAGGCTAAGCCGCACATGACATCGCACAAGGCAGACGATGGTGAGTGGGTTGCAGTGGCCAGCGTTAACGGGATTGAGGTCGCGACCTGCAAGAGTCCGGACCGCATGACGGCTTTGCGGGAGGCCTTTACCCTCGCAGAGAAGGCCTAAGGGTTACCACCGCTGCCCCTCCCTGGGCTGGCGCTGAAGGCTGAACCGCTGACGGCACCGGCCCTTCTTCTATGCAGGCGCTCTCGATGTGATCCCCATCCTCGAGGATCGAAAGAGCCCGCGTCACTTCATCTCGAATCAAACTATTCGCCTCCATGACCTCGCTAAGGCGGGCGTCTGGCCCGACTTGCAGGATCATACTGAGTACAGCGTCAATCCTTCGCAGGGCTGTGGTGGCCCCGTCGATTCTGTCCAACTGTTGCATTCTGATAAGTCCCTCCTGTGACTAATGGCTTTTTGATTCCTGTATGCTCGTACAGTTTAAACCGCTTGCCTCAATCCGAGTAGCTGCCTGGTGACGCCCCTGCTCTGCGGGCCGGACGCCACCATACTCGCCAGCTAAAAATACCGACGAACGGTCATGATTCAGGCCTCAACCGCCGAGCTTAGAGCTCTGTCCGCGTGCTGCAAGATGAATCGAATCATGCTGCTGTCGGCCCCCTCCTTCGCGAAACTACGTGCGACCTCAGGCGTCAGGATCTCGATCAACATCGACAGAGAATTACCGAGAGGATCGAAGGCAGAGCGGGCGGCGGCGTAGATACGTTCGCGGATCTGCAGCGAGGGATACTTTTCATCTGGTGCTATATCAACACTCTGCGAAGTATCCCTCGCATCGAGGGTAACGGCCGAATCGACGTTCTCCATCGCAAGGCGGGGCTCGTGCGGGCACGGGTGCTCGTGAGTGGCAAGGGAGTGAACGCCCGCGACGGCGCGGTTGTTGACGTAACCTGTGATGAATGACCAGTGCTCGGGGTTGATGCAGTAGAGATGCTGGCCACGGCTCTTACGCTTCGACACGTCGAGACCGAGGCGGCGCAGGATCGATTGCACAACGGTGGTCGCGCAGCAGCGCTTGGCCCCGAACTTGACCAACTTGCCCAGGCGCAGAGCGTTGTACATTTCCGCCGAGGCCTGGGTCGCGGTGATCTTGGCCAGGACCTGGCGGCAGGCTGCCGAGGTGAACTCCCCCTCGCCGGTCATTGGGTCTACACCAAGGATCTCGAAGACATCGCGCAGGAAGGCCCTGGCAGGCGTTTTAAAGCGCGTCTTGGTCAAGGTGACCTTGGACTTGCGTTGCGCCTTATCGAAGGCGAGAGCCTGCGCCTCGTCGGCCTGGAGCAGCTCAAGGGCGACTACCTTCGAGATCCCACCGTCGTCGTAGAAAGCGACGTCGTCGGCGCGGATGGTTTCGACTCCGAGCTGGTGCTCGATCTGGAAGCGGTCGACGCGGGCTGATTCGGCCTCGCTGCGGATCTCCATGCGGTTCAACCGGGCGAACTCCTCCTCGGTCGGCGTGGTGACGCTTTCGATCAATTCGAGGCGCTGGGCGAACACCAGCTCGCCTGCGCGCTTGCGGTTGGTGCGCGACAGTTTCGCGAGCAGCGCGTCGCCATCCATGCGGGAGACCTGATAGCCGTCGGCGTAGAGCATCAGCAGCAGGTTGTTCGCGAAATTGTTCTTGGCGCGGTTCTCGTTGGTGACGCACGAGAGATAGAGCTCATCGAACGCGGTTTTCTTGCGGCGCAGCAGGATCTCGTCGGTGGTCTCCTCGAATGAGCAGGCGACCTCATCCGCCGCCACTAGGCCACGATAGATCGCCTCGCGGTCGGTATCGCGCTGCACGTTGCTGTGCCCGATGCCGATCAGATAGCTGCGCGCGGTACGGTCGCGGCGAAGCATCTGCACGGCGTCGCTTGGGCCTACGGTGTTGCCGCTGAATAGGCCGATATGGTGCTCGAAATGTGGGCGAGTCATCGACACGCCGGAGCTGATCGCGGGCGAGTAGATCAACACGTCATAGTTGACAGCCTCCTCGCTCGGGTTGGCGAGGAACGCCTCGACCGCCGGATCTGACTTGGAGTCGCGGAAAATCAGCAGCAGGCGCAGCTTGGGGTTTTTCTCCAGGGCGAGGACGGCCAGGCGTTTTGCGCTCTCCGCGGAGTCGCTGGCCACAAGGACGCGCTTGCCGCCGTGGATCAGCTCGAGAGCCTTCTGCCAGACCTCGTCGGCGTCGCCGAAGCGCACCGCGACGTGATCCATGGTGCCTTCGATTTCGATGATAGTGATCGGGGTGCCTGGGCACGCCTCCTCGCAAAGGCTGATGACTGAATCGTTGGCGTCGGCGTCGCAGAGCAGCACGCGCTTAGCCTTGGCCATCGCCTCGAGCATGGTATCCATCACCCGGACCGGGCCCTCTACTGGGCCGCTGGTGACGTGGCGGATAACTTGGCTGGCCTCGTCGATGCAGAGCGTTTCGAGCGTGGTAAACCAGTTTCGGTCGGTCGCGGTGCTGTAAAAGCGGGAGTTGGTAATCGAGTTGACGCAGCAGGCCATGTGCGTGACGTCGCGCATTTCAACGGCTAGGACGTCCGAGTAATGGCGGATCTGCAGGCGGTTCGCCGCGTCGTCCATGAGGGTGATGCGGTGAGCCAGGTAGCCCGCGCGCTTCGAGTTGCGCATCACTGGGCCGATCAGGTTGTCGGTTTTGCCGCTGCCCATTGGCGATCGGACGATGATGCAGCCCTCGAGCCCCTCGACGAGGTCGGCGACGTGGTTCGGGATAAGCGTGCCGCCGTGGCTGGCGCGGATGCCCTTGATCTTGATATGACGGATACCTGGGCGAGCCAGGGCGGTCGGCGAGAAGCCGCGCAACTGCTGGGCCTCTGAAAGTTTGATCTTGGCCAGCCACAAGGCCCGGCGCTTTATCTTGAAAATATTGCCGGAGAAGCCAGCCGGGAGCGCTTTGAGGACGAGCGAAATAACCTGTTTGGTGCCGTACTTGATCGGGGCGAGCATCATGCCTGCACCGATGGCGGTGAGGGCTGCCGCCTCCTCGGTCGTGCTGCCCGCCATGACGCGCTGCAGGCAATAGGCGAAATAGTCCTTTTCGGCCTTGAGCGAGGCGTGGGAGCGCAGGGCCTTCGCGGTAGCCTTGAGGCCGTGGCGGATGTGGAAGTCGTTCCAGTCGGTCGGGCCGTTCTGGGTGCGTCGTGCCTCGGCCACTTCTTCGGGGGGCATTCCTGCAAAAATGAAGTCGGGCAGGATGGCGCGATAGCCGTGGTCGCGGTGGATCTCGAGGGCCGCCAGGCGCCCGGCGTTGCCGACTCGCTTCCACTGGTCCTCATCGGCCGCGTTGACGATCTTGAGCTCGGGCCGGTGGCGCTTGTACAGCGCGAGCACCTTGACGAGGTTGCCGACGCTTAGCGTGATAATCACGGCAACTGTTTTCCCTGCTGCCTGCTCTGCGAGGTAGATGCTGGCGCCGGTGGCGAAGCCTTCCGCGCTGTAGATGCGATCAGCGTTTTCGAGATCGCCGATGATGAAGTGCAGGCCGTCCATCTGGACGCCGGTGCCCTGCAGCTTTTTGTCAGCATAAAGACGCTGCACGCCGCCGAACTGGCCGTGGATGTCGAACAATGGCAGAGCAGTAAACTCGCCGCCTCGGTCGCGCATGCGCTGTAGGCGGCAGAATTGGGCAATCTCGCCAATCTGTTTTTTCTGCAGGTAAGGCGCCGAGCCATCCTCTTCGCCCAGGACTTCGACCGAGCCCGTGGCTGGTTTCCCGTATGCAATGATCGGGAACTCGTGGCGGCCACCTTTGAACCAAGCGGCCTCGAAGGCATCACGCTCGGCAATCTTGCGGGCGTGAGCCTCACGCTCAAGCTGTTCTGCCTCCTCTTGGCGCCGGGCGCGTTCGGCGGCCCGGGATTCCTGCGCTTCACGCCATTTAACTTGCTCTGCTGACGGCACCTTACCGCCTTGGATGCGGTACAGCTCGAGCAGGGCCTGCCATCCGCTCCAGTTACTGGAGCCGATCGCCGTGTTGTTGTGGTTGAACGTCAGGAAAGGCAGCTTGAGCTTAATGCCGTCATCGAGCTTGATCTCACGCTCGTCGGCCCATACAGCGAGCTTGCCCCGGTGCTTTTTGTCGGTCCAGCCTATTTTGCCGCCGATGGGCGCCGATTTCGGGCCTGCCGTGAATCTCACGCCATTAGAGATTGATGACCAATCGACGCCGACCTCTGCCGCAATCGACGAAATATCGCCAAAGCAGTAGTCAGCCAGGTCTTCGGGCCGAGAGTGGAATCGTTCCTGATAGAACGCTGCTAAGGCGTTCTGGTGCTTCTTGTCCGTCATGGTGCCCCTTGCGTAAATACGCAAAAGCGCAAAAACGCATAAGCTTGACTCACCCCATCACAGACCTAAACTGTCGGCGTTGTAGACGTATTCACATCGTCCGCCTGCCGCTTTGACTGCCCGCTAAAACAGTCTAAACGATCAAATCAGGTTGGAAGGTTCCCCCTTTAGGGGGTGAGCCAAGCAAAAAGGCCGGGGCTGGTAACCCCGGCTTTTTTGCGTTTGCGCGAAAAAAGAAAAAGCTAGCGGTTGGGCGCTAGTCTATCCGTTTCTCTCTATTCAGTGAAACAGTTGTCTCTGTTTATCGAATGAGCCCCCTCGAGGTCCTCATCGTCATCCCTATGACTACCCCAATTATGCGGAAATTTCCATCAATTTGGCTTACGGGAAATTGCGGATTGAGAGCCTGCAGATAGCTTTGCGATCCGTTCTTCACAAGTTTCTTGAAGGTCGGCGCGGTTGGGTCGGTGTCGTAGCCGACCACGAAGTCGTTGAGCTGAGCCTCGAGGTCTGGGTCGACAAAGATAAGGGCACCGTTCGGAAAGGCCGGCCCTGCAGGTGCGTGCATCGACTCATCTGTCAGGCGCAGAAAGAAGCCTCGAGGACTCTTGCTGTCGAGTTGAACCTCCCATGGAGTACCGCTTGGAAGCCTTGATATATCAGGATCTTGCGCCCATTGGGCGGCCTGGGTCCATGGTACGACTGGCGCCCTGGTAGCGTGCTCGGTCGGTGCCATTGGCGTGGTGCCGCTTGTGCTTTCGTCGATGAGTTGGTCGATGGTCGTCCCAAGGACCGTCGCGATGGCGTGAGCCTTATCGATTGAGGGTGTGGATTTCCCTTTTTCGATGTCGCTCAGGTAGCCGGTGTAAAGGACGCCGCCGGTCTCATCGCAAACTCGCTGCAACGTCCAGCCGAGTGCTTGTCGGCGGCGGGTGATGGCCGGTCCGATGGTGATTGGCTTTCTCATATGGACATGGTCCTCCTTGCGCCTATTGTCCTCTCTGGATGCAGTCTGCATCCACTCTCAATAGAGGGATTCTCTTGCAAATTTTTCTCTGTATATCGAGAATGTAGACATCTCTACATACCCCGCATCCAGAGAATCAAAACTGCTATGTCACAAAAAACTGAAAAGGAAATCATCCTCGCCCATACCTTGCAGTGGTTTCAGCATTCCGAGTGGTCCATGGAGCGTTTTGCCCATGAGCTGCTGGCGCCTGCTCTTGAAGCCGCGGGCCTCGTTGAGGGTCTGGTCATTGCCAGTGATGGCGACACCTACATCAAGGCGCGCAAAGCATGGCGCCAGCGTGTAGACCGAATTTTCAATGCCTCGCAGCCCTTCCCACTCGAGTGGAAGTGGCCTTGGATCAATAGTGTCTCGGAACCGTTCCGTTCTGAGATGCTGAAAGACCTGCAATTGTTCGCCGGCATGATCCCTGTCATTCGCCCTGAGCTGCGCCCCGTCAACGGTGTGCAGTCCTCGAGGGCTCGTATTGCCGAGGTGATGATCGAGTGCGCCGAGTTCTTTCAGGCTGCAGCGAATCCTGCCCAGGACGGTCGTTATGATCGAGACGATCATGCTGATGCGTCCGAAATGGTCGAGAAGGGCTTCGATGCGGTGGGCGCGATCATCTCCGAGATTACGGCGCTCGCGGCCGGCGTTGGCTTCGAGCTCCCCCTCGGTAAGGCATTCGTGGTCGTGCGAGGCGCCCAATGAGCGAGCAAGCCAAGGCCCCGCGCAAACGCCCAGCGCGAACCGACAAGATCCGTGAGCAGGACCGCAAGCGCCAGCAGGCCGCCGAAGAGCGCAAGCGCGAGCGGGCGATGTCCCTCGGTATGCGCGAGATCAAGGGCGAGATCTACAAGGGGACCTCGGACTGTCTCGAGGCCTTGGTCGCGGCGACTGGGGCCGAGGAGATCGAGGTTCTCGTCAATATGGCCCATCGCATGCGCGAGCTGCTGGACCGTGACCCCGTAGCCTTCGCGGCGCTGACCGATCACAAGCCGTTGCCGGAGGTGTGGCATGGCTGACTGGATGAAAGTTTTCAAGGTCGCCCCTCGTGCCGTGGTGCTGCTGGTCAATGAGCACCGCGAGCAGCCGCAAATTGGTCAGCCGATCATTCGCGCTGAGCTTCGCCTCAATGGGCGAGTGGTTATCTACAGCACTGCCATGAAGGATGTGCAGGCGGCCGACAGTGCGTTCGAGTACCTGGGCCTGTCGCATGCAATTGATTGGGTGATCAACATGGCCCGCGACCTCAAAAACGGAGTTGCCAGCCATGCCTGACGCCGGCGATTTCGCTACTGACCTGCAGCTCAAGGCTGCCGATGACTTTTCCAAGGCTCGTCTGGCAAAACTGGCCGACAGTATCACCGTCAACCTGAACGGCCGCTGTATCTGCGGCGAGACAATTCCGCCGGCTCGCCTCGCTGCCATGCCTGGCACATATCGTTGCACGCGCTGCCAGGCCAAGGCCGAGCGCCTGGGGGTGCTGTATGGGTGCGCGTGAGGTTCTAACCATGGGCTGGTCCGGCGGTGCGCCTCAAGTGGCTGCTGGAGGCCCAGCATTCGTGCTGGTTGATGAGCCAGTGCCGTCGCCGGCGCCGCTGCGAGCTCGTCGCCAGGCTCGTCGGGAAATTGATGCCCAAATCATCGGATCCATGCGCGATCTGGTGCTCGTGTCCTACCTGGGCGCGCAGTTCGCAGACGAGCGGGATCATGCCGGGGTTGCGCAGTACACAACCGAGAAAACCCGGGATGCATTCCCGCGCCGCCTCCTCGAGGAACTGGGGGAATGCATCACCGAGGGCGGTCCGGCCGGTCGGCTGCCGGCTGACTACGTGGCCAGCCTGGCCCGTAGCACGACCCGAGTAGTTGCCAGCGAGACGCGCCCCAAGAAGAAAGGAGCCGTGCTGCTGGGTCCGTTCGCTTATCAGGACGCGCACGTAATCAAGACCATCGGCGCTCTTGCGCCTGAGTACGGCCAGTGGCTGCGCTACGCCTACGGCGATTCCCGCGTGTGGGACGACGAGCAGGGTTCTGTCGTGGCGCTGTGGGCGCGCGTCGAGCCTCTGCTCGGCAAACTGCAGGCAAAGACGCTGCAGCGCGTACGCGCCCTGTCACACCTGGCTGTACAGGCTGGCAAAGAGCGGATGAATAGTGGCCGTGAGATTCACGGCAGCGAGAAATTGATGCAGTTGCTGCAGGTGGCTCGCGGAAACTTCGACATGCACTGGGCTCCGCGCTGGAAGCTCTACGCCGATCAGGTTGCGAGACTCGACCGAGACGCCCTGTCGGCCCTGGCCATCGCCCTGGGTGACTTCGATTTTGTGATCGTTGACAGGGGGGTGTGATGGCCTGCATCCACTGCGGAACCGCTCCGGTACTGCGCCGCGATACTGCTACTGCGCGCATGCTGATGATCTGCCCTGAGTGCAAGGCTCGTGGCGATGTCGCTCTCCATGAGGCCCGCGCCAGGATCTCCTGGGAGATCGTCAACGACGACACCCTGCCCCGCCACGGCTGCAGAAACGGAACCTACCCCCGCTTTGTCCAGGCCTCCGGTGCGTGGGGCTATGGCTGCAAGGCCTGCGGCTTCGCGGCAACCGGCTATGCAACGCTCGAGGGCGCTGTCGCCGGCTGGATGCGGGAATCAAGAAGCTCGAAAACGTAAAAACGCAAAAACGTCTTTGCGTAAAGACGCAAAGACGCATATAGTCCCCATATCGAGTGTTGATAGGGGATTCTGCTGTGCAAATCGATTATGCAAGCGTATGCAGTGGCATCGAGTCTGCCTCAGTGGCGTGGCGGCCGCTGGGGTGGCGTGCTGCCTGGCTGAGTGAGACCGAGCCGTTTCCGTGCGCTGTGCTGGCATACCGTCACCCTCAGGTGCCAAACCTTGGAGATGCCATGGGATTGGTCAGAAAGATCCTTTCGGGCGAGGCGGCCGCGCCTGCCGTTCTCGTGGGCGGAACTCCCTGTCAGGATTTCAGTGTCGCCGGATTCCGCGAGGGCCTTGCCGGCGATCGCGGGGCCTTAACCGTCAAATTCGTGGAGATCGCAGATGCAATTGACCTTGTTAGAGTCCAGCGAGGAGATGACGAGTGCGTCATCGTGTGGGAAAACGTCGTCGGAGTCCTCGAGGACAAGGCCAACGCCTTCGGATGTTTTCTTGGCGCGCTTGCTGGGGAAGACTGCCCGCTGCAGCCTGCAGGGAAAACGTGGTCGCACGCTGGTTGTGTGTATGGACCCAAAAGAGCAATCGCGTGGCGGGTTCTTAACGCCGAATATTTCGGCCTGGCCCAACGACGGCGCCGTGTGTTCGTTGTCGCAAGTGCTCGAGACGACTTCGATCCCGCCTCGGTTCTATTTGAGCGCGAAGGCGAGCGCCGGGATACTCCGCCGTGCCGAGGCCAGGGGCAAGACCTTGCCGGAAGAGCTCCATTCGGTCCTGCTTTCCATTGCGGGTGCGGGCACCTCTACGGAGAAGATTTAGGCGTCTGGGGCTGCCCGAATTGCGAGGGGGAGGATGGGCCGGCGGTCGAGGTCATGGCTGGTCAGCCGGCCTACGGAGGTCACGGCTTGACCGCTGGCGGGCCATTGTTCCAATCGGCGACCCTGACGGCGCACGGCGCGAGGAACGATGCAGAGTCAGAGACGTTTGTCGTCCATGGCACCCAGGATCCAGATGTCTCGGTCGAGATCGCGCACCCGCTGGCTTCAAACTGGGGGCTTGAGAATGCGGTCTTTCAGGGCCGCCAGGCGCGGCGCCTGACGCCTCGTGAATATGAGCGCCTGATGGGTTATGAGGATGACTACACGCTTATACCCTGGGCGGGAAAGGAGGCGGCCGATTGCCCTGATGGCCACCGCTATAAGGCGCTTGGTAACAGTAAGGCGGTTCCTGTCATAAAATGGCTAGGCGCCAGGATTCACAAGGCAATTTACCGAGATTATTGGTGAATTATTGCCAATATGCTTGCAAAAGTTAGATTTAATGGTTAGATTGTCCATGCTGTCATAAAACCGATGAAAAGCCCGCCAGGTTGCGGGCTTTCGCGTTTCTACACGCCAGGAAAGCCTGGCCACCTTCTTCTGAGCCTCGCCATCGTGCGGGGCTTTGTCGTTTCTGGAGGCCCGCAAATGGGCAAGGAAGTCGTTACCACTGCCGCGAATTTCTCGCTCGGAACCGAGGCGGCGAAGGCGGCGCCCCTCGCGGCGGGCTTCATGATTGGGGGCCTCACTGCCTTTGACTTGGCTTATGTGCTCGCGGCGGCCTACTCGGGCCTGTTGATCGTTCATTTCGTGATGAGTAAGTGGGTTCTGCCCCTTGCGCGATTCATCAAGGGAAGGCGTCGGAAAGCGCAGGGGGCCGCCGAATGAACCTCCTGCAGAGAATCGTTGCTGCCGTCACGTTATCGCTGGCGGCAGCGGGCTTCACCGTCAACGAGACCGGCCTGCCTGCGCCGGTCGAACGTGCCGCAATCATCGCGGGCCTGATGGTCCTCACGCCTGAAATGGAGGGCACGGTCTACGAGGCCTATCCCGATATGGGTGGTGTCTGGACGATCTGCACCGGCCACACGAAAGGCGTGCGGCGCGGCGACGTGGCCACCCCTACCGAGTGCGCCGCATACCTGCAGGGCGACATGGGCGGCGCAGTCGACTTTGTCATGCGTACCGTTCCCAGGGCGACGATCTGGCAAAAGATTGCGCTGGCCGATTTTGTCTACAACGTCGGGGCCTCGGCCTTTATCAAGTCGACGATGTACCGGCTGGCGATCGCTGGCCAGTGGCCGGCCGCCGCTGAGCAGTTCCGGCGCTGGACGTTCGTCGCGGGCCTTGACTGTCGAATCCCGGCGAACAAGTGCCCTGGCATTCCAAAGCGCCGCGAGGTGCAGCGTTCTCTATTTCTGGTGGGCCTATGAATCGATTGATCGCAGGGCTTATCGCCCTGGCGGCGCTCCTCGGCGTGTTCTATCTCTGCGGTTACGTCAACGGCGTAACCAACGAGCAGGGCAAGGCCAAGGACGCCGAGGTCAAGCAACTGCGCGAGGCCTTCGAACAGGGCCGGGCGGCCGGCACCGTGCGCGACGTGGTCGTCACCAAGTACGTCGACCGCGATCGGATCATCTACAAGACCGGCAAGACCATCACCAAAGAGGTTCCCGTCTATGTCACTCCGGCAGCTGATGCAGCCTGCACTCTTACTCGCGGCTTTGTCCGGCTGCACGACGCCGCCGCCGCAAATGTACTTCCCGGACCCGCCGAGCCTGCTGATGCAGGACCCGCCGGAGTTGCGCTCTCTGGCGCAACCGAAGTCGTCGCCGACAACTATGCCACCTGCCACGCGACCCGAAATCAGCTCGTAAGCCTGCGCGATTGGGTGCGTGAGACTCACGCCAAAGTGAATAACGGAAAAGGGAGTTCAGGCGATGAATGACGCCGATCAGAAGTTCGAGGCAGTCCTTGCCGGCCTGGGTCTTCCCGGCCCGCGTGTAACGCTGGCAATGGTTGAGGAGATCCTCGCCACGGTCACTTATGACACTCGCGTTATCAAGGGCACCACCTGCACGCAGGCGGTGGCCATCCTGCCCAGCGGTTTTGTCCTGGCAACTGGCCAGGCAGCCTCGGCAGACCCGGCGAACTTCAATCCGGCGCTCGGCATCGAGCGGGCCATCAGCAAGGCCCGCGACCTGGCGCGCGATGCAATCTGGCATCACGAGGGTTATCGCCTGTCCCAGGCGCTGTACGAGACGCGCCACGACAAGGCCAGCGCCGCGCTGCAGCAGATCCGAACAGTCCTTGGCCGCCCGGCCGTGGATGCGGTCGACTCACAGGATGCGGGGGCGTCAGCGTGAGTCGGCCGCGCAAGGTGCATGGCCTCAACCCTGAGGACGTGCAGACAGAGGAGCTGGAGAGCTTCCTCGAGGCGCTGGCCCGCGAGCTGCTCGAGGGAACGGGGTCGCCGCGGCCTGCCGGGCTGATGCACCACCATGGTGCGCCGGCCTGGAATTTTGGGTCCTCCCCGGGCGGGGGGCCTCTCACGGGGCGAAACACCGCCGCGTTCGCTCGTGTCTGATCGGATTTTTCCGGTCCCTTCTTCAATACCCGAAACCCGCCGCCCAGCGACCCACCTGACCGTGAGGCCAGGCGCGGCGCGGTTTTGCGTATTCACGTAAAAGCGCAAAAACGTAAAAACGCAAAGGACCAATTGCGTTTTTACGTTTATGCGTTTAGCCGTCGAGGTCCTTTCTACCAATGGGCAAGATCATCAGCCGAAAGGAGCTGGCTGACCTGATCGGGAAATCCGAGCGGTGGGTTAGCAAACTGATCGAGGACGGGCTCCCTGTCGCCGGAGGTGGCGGCAAGGGCAACCCCCTGCAGATCGATAGTCAGCGGGCCATCGAGTGGCTCATCACGCAGGCGCTGCGGAATGAGATCGGCGACGACGAGGACGAGGACGGCTCGGGTGGCGGGGCCAAATCTGAGGATCGCCTGCTCAAACGGGCGCGCCGCGAAAAACTGCAAATCGAAATCGACCTTGCCCGCTCCCGTCTGGTGCCGGTCGACGGGGTCGTGTTCTTCCTGAATACCATTGCCGCGGTTTATGCGACGCAGCTCGACGCTGTGGCGAGCCGCTTGGCAAGCGACCTGGCGGTAATCGATGACCCTGCCGAAATCCGAGCAAAGCTATTTGACGAAATGCGGCGGATCCGCGCGTCTACTGCCGACCGTCTCGAACAAAGATCACATGAGCTCGTTGCTCAAGCTGGCAGTCTCGATATCGACACTATCGAAGACGGTGAAAGCACCGCCGAGGCGGACGGCTGACGAGTGGGCTCGAGACAGCCGGGTTATGCCATCGACCGCGCCGATTCCCGGACCGTTCAACCCTGACGCGAACCCGTACATGCGCCCCGTGGCCTGGGCGTTCGCGCAGCCCTGTTTCTCCCGGGTCACGTTTGTGATGGGAACGCAGATGGGCAAGTCGGTCACCATGGAAAACGTCTGTGGCCACCGGCTTGACGAGGACCCGACGCCGATCATGTACGTTGCGCCCACGGCGCCGCTCCTCAAAAACACCGTTGTCCCGAAGTTTATGGACATGATTAACGGCTGTGAGTCGCTGCTCAAGAAGTACCGCGAGGCCGCCTCGTCGACATTCGTCAAGTGGATCGGCGCCGCCAAGCTGCGATTCGCCTGGGCCGGTTCGCCGACCGAGCTGGCCGCCGACTCGGCGGGCTTGATTCTGGTCGATGAGGTCGACCGGATCGTCAACACGAAAGAGGGCGACACGCTCGAGATCATCGAGGCCCGTGGCGATGCCTATGTCGACTCGAAGGTCGGCTACACGGCTACCCCGCTGCGCGGCAAGATCAGCAAGAGCCTCGACGAGCGCACCGGTCTTTGGCATTGGGATATCGCAAAGCCCGAGGCTGTCGGCTCGAAAATCTGGAAACTTTGGCAGAGCGGAACCCGGCACGAGTGGGTGGTCCCGTGCCCGCACTGCGGCGAATATTTCGTGCCCTGGAGCGATCTGCTGTGGTGGCCAGGCAAGGGCACTGCCGAGGAGTGCTCGCCCGACGAGGCTGAGCAGCATGCTCGGCTGACCTGCCCGAACAGCGGCTGCATGATCGAGGATAAGTGGCGCCCCTGGATGAACAAGCGCGGCCAGGCTGTAGCCCCTGGCGAGAGCGTCAAGGCTGTGGACGGCAAGCCAGCGCTAAGCGGCCTCGCCGACACCGAGGGGTTTACGCATTACTCAATCTGGATCTCGGGGCTGTGCAGCTTCGCGGCAAAGAAGTCCTACGGCTTCCTTGCGAAAAAGCTGCTCGGCGCTATGCGCAGTGGCGATGCCGCGACCCTGCAGGGCGTGTACAACACCGGTTTCGGCGAGTGTTACTCCGAAGTTGGCGACGTGCCAACGTGGGAAGCGGTCAAGGGCGAGCGCTACGGCTACCCCGAGGGGCGCGTCCTACTGCCGCCTGAGCGGATTTTCTGCACGGTCGACGTGCAGAAACGTGGCCTGTATTACGTGGTAAGGGCCTGGTATCCGGCGATGGGCTCGGCTCTTTTGGAGCATGACTATCTGGTGGGTGATACCGATCGCGAGGAGGTGTGGGACGCCCTGGGCGATGTGCTCGAGCGTGAGTTCGACGGCTACCCGATCACGTTGATGGGCGTCGACATCGGCTATCGAGATGATGAGGTTTACAACTTCATTCATAGCCACCCGGGCCGAGTTATCGCCATGCGGGGCCGAGAATCGCTGCCCATGCCGTTCAAAAAGGAATTGGTCGAGCAGAACAAGCTCGGCAAGGTCCGCAAGCGTGGCGACAGCCGCTGGGCGTTCGACACAACACTCGCGAAACGATGGGTACATAGCCGCATCGGCGTCCCTGACAACCGCCCCGGGTGGTGGTTGCTGCACCAGCAGGTGAGCAACGACTACTGCAAGCAGATCGTAGGCGAGGAGTGGAGCGAGGAGGAGGGCAAGTTCAACAAGGTCGGGGAGAACCATTACCTCGACTGTGAGGGCATGCAATACATCCTCGCCCTGCGCGAAAAGCTGCACCGCCGCAAGCGCGGTGTACTGACCAAGGCCCAGCTTAAAGCCGCGATCAAGGTCGCCCAGGGCGAGCCGCTGGAGATCGAGCCGGAATCAGCCGCGGTTGGTTCTCCAGCCCCTGCCTCGGCGGTGGCCACGCCCGATCCTGAGCCCGCCAAGCCATCGGCCCCGCCCAAGCGCGGTGGCCGCTTCAAGATCAACCGTAAGTGATAACCCCTCATGGAACCGACAAAACTGCACGCTGGTGACTCTGTCACCTGGGCGCGGGAGGCGCGCGCCTATCCCTCGGCTGATGGCTGGGCGCTTAGCTTTTCACTGCGGGGGCCTGGCTCCCTGGACGTGGCCAGCACTGACGGCGAGCCGTATCAGTTCCGCATGACCTCGAGTCAGACGCGGACATTGCCGCCAGGCGCTTATCACTGGGCTTGCTATGCCGTTCGTGAAGACGAGCGGCAGACCTTGGGGTCAGGTCGTCTGGAGGTCCTCGTCGACCTGCAGCAGGTCGAGACATTCGACGGGCGCAGTCATGCGCGCCGCATGCTCGATCTGATCGAGGCGGCGCTCGAGAAGCGGATCCCCAAGGATCAGCAGAGCTACGAAATCGACGGGATGAAGCTCGACCGGATCCCGGTGGAGCGTCTCGAGGCGCTGCGCACCCGGTATCGCCGGGAGGTTGCCGCCGAAAGCCGGAGAGGGAAATCGCCTTTTGGTCGGTTCACTCGCGTGAGGATGTGACATGGGCTTATTCAGCGACCTACTGAGGGTGCGCTCGCGGCCCGTGCGGGTCCGCGAGGAGCCCACTCTCGCCGTGCCGAAGGCGCCCCGCGAGCAGGGTGGCCAGCGTGCTTTTCAAATGGCCAGGCATACGCGCCTAACCAAGAGCTGGAGCCAGCGCACCGGCTACGGCGATGCGAACCAAGAGATTTATGCCGATCATCAGTCACTGATGGCCAGGGCGCGCGAGCAGTCGATCAACAACGGCTATGCGAAGCGCTTCTATCGGCTGCTCAAGCAAAACGTCATCGGTTCCTTCGGGATTCAGATGATGTCGAAGGCGAAGACGCCGGACGGTAAGCCGGACCGCGAGCGCCGCCGCCTGATCGAAAACGAGTTTTGGGAATGGTGCGAGAAAGGGAACTGCGACGTCACCGAATCGTACTCGTTCTGGCAGTTCCAGCGCCTTTGGCTCGAGACCCTCGCCCGTGACGGCGAGGTGATGGTCCGGATGGTGCGTAATTTCCCCAACCGTTGGGGGTTTGCTCTGCAGATCCTCGAGGTTGATCGCCTGGACGTGACGCTCAACACCTGGCTGAGCAACGGCAATCGAATCCGTATGGGGGTCGAACGCAACGCCTGGGAGGCGCCGGTCGCTTACTGGCTGCTCAAATCGCACCCAGGGGACACCTACCAGGCCCGCGCAGAAGAAAAGTATGAGCGGATCCCTGCGAGCGAGCTGCGGCATAGCTTCGACCCGTGGCGCCCGCATCAATCGCGCGGTTTCACTTGGACGCATGCGGGGGCATTAGACCTTCACCACCTGGGCGAGTACCGGGGTGCCGAGATGGTGGCCGCCGAGATGGGGGCCAAGATCACCGGCGTCTATGAGCAGAACGCCGAGTTTGTTGAGGACCCTGGCGATGAGGACGACGGCGAAATCGATGAGGTCATCGAGTCAGGATCGAGCAAGTTGCTCCCCTACGGGGTGACGTGGAAGCCCTACAACAACACGCACCCGTCGAGCAACTTCGCGCCCTTCACCAAGTCGGGGCTACGCGGCGTGTCCGCTGGCTGGGGTCCAAGTTACAACAAGCTCGCCCAGGATCTCGAGGGCGTGAACTTCTCCTCGCTGCGGTCCGGTGAGCTCGATGAGCGGGATTTCTACAAGGATACGCAGCAGTTTGTGATTACCGAGCTGCACAAGTTCGTGGGTAAAGCCTGGCTGGAAATGGCTTTGCTCAAGGGCGCTTTGCGGCTACCGCCCCGCGAGTTCCATCTCTATCGCGAGATCGACTGGGCGCCTCGAGGCTGGGACTGGGTCGACCCGAGCAAGGACTCGAAAGCGGCGACCGAATCCATCGGCAACCGCACGCGGACCCGGGGCTGGTACATCCGCGCCCAGGGCCTCGATCCCGACGAGGTATTCGTCGAAATGGCCGAGGAGGAGGCCCGCCTACGCGAGCTCAACCTCTCGTTTGAAACGCCAGTCACTGGCACCGCAAAAACGGAAATCCCTGATGACGAAAAAGAAGCCGGAGACGACTGACCCGTCGATTTTGCTGCGCGAGCTCGGCGGCAAGCCGCTGCACCGCTCCATGGCGGTCGACCATTCGACGCTGGACGTTGACGCCCGAACTGTCGAGGTCGCGGTCTCGAGCGAGTACCCCGTCCGGCGCTGGTTCGGCATGGAGATCCTCGATCACTCGCCCGAGTCGGTCAGCCTGGCCCGGATGAATGCCGGTGCGCCGTTGCTCGACATGCACGATCGCTGGACGCAAATCGGCGTCGTCGAGGAGGCCTGGCTCGACGATGACAAAAAGCTGCGAGCTCGGGTGCGCTTCTCGAAAAACGCCCATGCCGAGGAGGTCTGGCAGGACGTTGTCGACAAGATCCGACAAAACATCTCTGTCGGCTACGACCCGCAAGAGATGGCCCTCGATCGCACCGAGGGCGACCTCAAGTATTACCGCGTCACCCGCTGGGAACCCTACGAGGTTTCCAGCGTATCCATTCCGGCCGACCCGACTGTCGGGGTAGACCGCGCGCTCCCTGAGCCTGTGCAAGTGAATCAACCCGTTCAAGGAATTGAAATGCCTAAAGAAAACACCAACGGCCTCCCCGACACTGCCGCCGTCGAGGCCAACGAGCGTCAGCGCTCGGCTGATATTTTCGCCTTGTGCCAGCGTCATGGTGCGATGGACATGATCGGCGAGGCGCTCTCTGGCGGCCTGAGCGCCGATCAGGTCCGCGCCAAGATTCTCGACAAGATGAACCCGAACCCAACCTCTCAGGCCCCTGACACCTCGGGCCGTAACGGCGACCTGCCGAGCTTCCGCGAGAAGATCGACGTCACTGCTCGCGGCCTGGGTCTGAACGACAAGGAGCGCCGTGGTTACTCGCTGTTGCGTGCCCTGAACGCCTCGGCCAGTGGCGAATGGAAGGAGGCGGGCCTCGAGCGCGAGGTCTCCATCGCCATCGCCGACGCCATGGGCAAGGAAGCGCGCGGCATTTACGTCCCGCATGACCTGTTGGCCGAGCGTGTGGGTATGACCACGGGCGCCGGTGCTGGTGGCGAGCTGGTCTCGAACGACCTGCGCGTCGATCAGTTCATCGACATGGTTCGCAACAAGGCTGTGATGGGCCTGCTCGGCGCTCGCGTCCTGGGCGGCCTGCAGGGCGACGTCTCGATCCCGAAAAAGGTGGCGGGTGCCAACTTCTACTGGATCCCCGAGAACGGCTCGGTTCCCCTGTCCAAGATGGACTTGACGAATCTGCCGCTCAAGCCGAAGACCATTGCCGGTGCGATCCCGGTCTCGCGCAAGCTGCGCTTGCAATCCTCGATGAGCGTCGAGGCCCTCATCATCTCCGACCTCATCAACGGCCTGGCTGTCGCCCTGGACCGCGCGATGCTGTTCGGTACTGGTCAGGATTCGCAGCCGCTGGGCCTGTTCAACCAAACCGGCGTTCCGGGTCTGGAGTACGCGGCCAGCGGTATCACGTTCGACGATCTGGTCGACATGGAAACCAAAATCGCGACCTTCAACGGCGACGTCGGTGCATTGAAGTACCTGACCAGCGTCACGCAGCGCGGCGACGCCAAGAAGCGCAAGGAAGACCCGGCCGGTGCTGACAGCACCAGAATCTGGCGTAACAACGAGGTCAACGGCTACACCGCCATGGCCACGAATCAGGTGCAGGGCGACCCGTGGGCGTTCGGCGACTGGTCGCAGGCAATCGTGGCCATGTGGGGCGCGCTGGATCTCAAGCCGGACCCATACGCACAGGCCGACAGCGATGGCCTGGTCGTTCGCGTCTTCCAAGACGCCGACGCCGGTTATCGCAACCTGTCGAGCTTCTGCCTGGCCAAGAAAAAGGCGGCCTAAGGCGGGCATGGGGGCGGCTCTCGCCCCCTGTTCCTCAATTCAACCGGAGATCCGGCGATGAATGAAGTAACCATGGCCCTTGGCTATGTGATGTACGTCCTGCACCAGTTCTGGCAGCAAGGCGTCGACCGGCCAATCGCGGTCGGTACGCTGCTCGAGGTGAGCCGTTCCGAGCGAAACAATCTGGTTGCTGGCCAGGTGGCCCGCGACGCTACTGACGCGGAAATCGCAGAATTCCGGGGGCTGCCGCCTCCTAGTGAGGAGGAGCCTCTCGATGCAGCCGAAGCCCTTGCCGCGCTGGGTGCGGCGAAAGCCCAACTCGCCACGCTGGCAGAAGCCGCGCAGGGCCTCGAGACGCAAGTCGCGGATCTGCAGAAAGTCAACGGAGAACTGACCAAGGAGCGCGACGAGCTGCTCATCGAGGCCGGCGATCTCAGGACGGCCAACGCGGCCCAGGCGAAGGCACTCGAGACGGCTAACAAGAAGGCGGCCGCTAAGGGCGCTGCATGATCGGTGATGACGACCTAGCGTCGTTCTTTGACCCTGAAGAGTTCGGCTGTACGGTCAAGCTCGTCGAGGATGGGCGGGATGACCGGGATGTAAATGGCATGTGGGGTGTGCCAATTGGCCTCGGCCGCATGCAGCGCGCCAGTGCTCTTCGGTCGGCGGCTCAATTGCGTGCATCGCCAGATGAGCGCCTGCTGCAGTTGCCCAACGCTGACGCCCCTGCAGACAGGACGGCGGTCAAGGTGATCGACGAGGAGGGTAATGCCTACTCGATTACTGAGATCGTTCCCCACGGCCGGCTGCAAAAGCTGCTGACCCTGATACCCCACGGCAGCCGCAAGGCTCGCGCCTCGGACGCTAAACAGAATGGCTGGCTTCCAACTCAATCTTGAGGCTGACAGGGCGGCTGTGCTGCTCAACGGGCGCACAGGGGAGATCATTCGAAAGCTCGATATAGCGGCCGCCCGGGCGCTGCGAAAAACAGCCCAGTGGCTGCGCACGCACAGCACGCGGGAGATCGCGAAAGAGCTGCGGATATCTCAAAGCCCCGTGCGTCACCGATACAACCTGTTTACCCGGGGCCGCGGGAACGAAATCAAGCTGTGGATAGGCCTTGAGCCGCTATTGGTGCATTACCTGGGTACGCCCAGGGAAGTGCCCGGCGGTGTGGCGGTGGGGCATCGCTTTTATGAGGATGCCTTCATCGGTACCGGCCGAAATGGCAAGTCGCTGGTTTTTCGGCGCAAGGGGCGCGCAAGGCTGGGTATCGAGTCGGTCAAAGAAGACTGGGACGGGCCCGCCACAAACGTCCTTGGGCGCTGGGAAAAGCGCGCCATGGAGCGCTTTGCAGATCTGTTTGAGCGAGAGGCTTCGCATGTCCTCAAGGAATTTGAATAACCTTTCCGACCTGTTCTTTGCGATCGGCGACGCGATTCTTGCAGCCGACATTGGTGTGCTTGTCGGCAACTACAACGACTTCGATGGCACTGTCGGCGACTCGACTGTGCTGATCGAGATCGAAAATACCCAGGCCGGGGTCAGGTCGCAGGACGGGCGCAAGTCGCACATTGTCACTGTGACGCTGCACGCGGTAGTCGGGCGCTGGCGGAAGCATGCCAACCTCGAGGCGGCCAACCTGGCCACGCTTCTCGAGCGGCTGGCTACGGATAATCGTTGGGGCCTGCCCAGCGTGCAATGTGGGTTACCTGATCGCCTGTCGAGTGGCCCGACGATGTTCGAGGGTGGCCAGGGCGGTTATGAGGCCTGGGGCGTCAACTTTCAGCAGTTCATAAGCATCGGCGCGGTTCTGCTCGAGGATCCGGTGATGGAGTTCAGGGCGCCGCCGTTGGTGGCCCGTAGCTGGGAAGTGACCGGCTTCGATGATCCTGGCCAGTATCAGCAGCTCGAGGTGTGAGCCATGTTTTCGCAGCTTTTAAATTCGCAGCTCGGGCCGATCATTGATCGGCTGCTCGAGATCGAGGAGCACCTCGAGGACTTGAATCGTCGCGCCGACAGTTTCATCAGGATAGGCACCTGTGAGTCGGTGGACCCTGGAGCTGGCCGGTGCGTGGTTACCCACGGCGATCTGAAAACGCCGCAGATCAAGTATTTCAACCCCAGCGCCGGCGAGCAGAGCGAAACGCGGCATCCCTCGAAGGGTGAGCAGTGCGTGCTGCTCAATTACGGCGGCGGTGACAGCAGCGCCCAGTCGGTGGCCCTGTTCGGGCTTTCAACCGATGCGTTTCCGCTGACATCGGCCACGGCCGAGCTGACACGGCGCCTCTACAAGGACGGCACCGAAAGCAGCTACGACCACGCAGCGCACGTTCTGGCGTGGAAGAGCGGCCCTGTCGCTCTATCGGCCAGCCGTGAGGGCGTCGAGCTCAAGGTCGGTGAGGCGCGCATAGCTCTCAAGCCTGACAGTGTTGAGCTGATGCTCGGCCTCACGGGCTTGCTGATCGATGAGGAGGGCGTCCACTTCTCCGGCCCCCTGATCGACCATCAGGGCAAGATTATGAGCACTGCCTAAGGGCTAAGAATGATCGGAATCGACAGGAACACTGGGGCTACTGTCGATGACTGGCCTCAATTCGTGCAGCGGGCCACGCGCGCGCTGACAACTCCCATAGGAACCCGCCAGAAGCGCCCGCTGTACGGCTCTGAGTTGCTCCTGCTGCTGGGCAAGAACCTCGGCGATGACTTGCTGATTCTGGCTCAGAGCGCGGCGGTGGCAGCCTTTTACAACGAGGCCAACGGCATCGGGGACTTCGTTCCCGATGTGGTGGTGGCTGTCCGCCACGGCGCCGGCCTGAAATTGAAGCTGTCGGGCACCTGGCATAACCGAAAAATGTCCTTTGAGGTGGCCACTTGAGCATGCTCATACCCGGTCAAAATCAGTTGGCCGAGCCTGAGATCGTAAAGGTCGAGGCGTTCGAAGCGCTGCTCGCTGAGTTCAAGGCGTTTGTTGTCGAGTATGTCGCGGCGCGCTCGCCTGAGAGTGCCGCAAAGCTCGAGGTGAGTCTGCAGAATGAGGGTGAGCTGCTGACCGTGGCCCTGGAGGCCTTTACAGTCCGCCTGCAGACGCAGGAGCGCAAATACAACGCTCGTATCAAGCAAATGCTCGCGTGGTGGGCTGAGGGCAAGAACCTCGACGCCAGGCTCGCGGACATGGGTCTCGAGCGGCAGACGATTGCGCCTGGCGATGAATTGGCCTTTCCGCCGGTGCAGCCGGTGATGGAGTCCGACGATGACGCCAGGCTACGCTACTACTTGGCGCCTCATGCGCCGGCCGCTGGCTCGCGCATGCAGTACCGCCGCGAGGTGCTGACGCTTGGTGAGCGCCCTCGGGTCTCGGTCGAGCCGATCGCGGCCGGTGTTGTGAATGTGACGTACACGTTCGACCCTGATGGCTTTGCCGCTCAGGTCAAGGATGGAAATGGCCGACGCACTGCGCCGGGTCAGGTTACTGTGACCGTGCTGTCGCGCGCGGGTAGCGGCGTGGCGTCTGATAGCTTGCTCGCCGCTGTCAGAGCGCACTTTGCCAGGCCAGACGTGAGGCCGGAAACCGATCAAGTGATCGTCCAGAGCGCGCAGATTGTCAGCTACAAGATCAGGGCGGTTGCTTACATCAATTCAGGGCCTGACGCGGGGCTTACGGAGTCCGCGGCTGAGGCGCAGCTTCAGAAATATGCGGATGCGTGCCATCGGCTCGAGGGGCGTGTCGATCTGACATGGATCGACTACACCCTGCACAGCGCCGGGGCTGTTCGGCTTGAGATCCTCGAGCCGCTTGCCCCGATCGCCACGACGGCGTCACAGGCCCCGTATTGCACGGCTGTAGAGGTCGAGGTCCGCACGTTATGAGTGATGACCTTGAGTCTGTGCGGCCGACGTTGTTGCCTGCCAATCAATCGCCGCTCGAGGCTGCGCTCGATCTCGGTTTTGCCAAGCTTCTGGAGCGGATCGATCCGCCATTTCCTGAGCTGATGGATCCCCAGCAGACGCCGGTCGATTTTTTGCCGTACCTGGCGGCCGATCGTGGCGTCAGCGAGTGGAGCCCCACGGCGCCGGAAGCTGAAAAACGGCTGACGGTTGCGCTGGCCTGGCCAACTAAGCGCCAGGCAGGCACCCGCAAGGCGCTGGAAAGCGCGGTCAAGGGGTTGCAACTGATCCCGGAGGTGCGCGCCTGGTACGAGCAGACGCCAGTCGGGCAACCCTACACCTTTTCGGTAAGGGCCTTTTCTGAGCAGCCATACAGCACCGAGATCGATGCCCGCCTCGATCGGCGCCTGTCGGACGCGAAGAGCGAGCGCGACACGCTGTCGGTGGCGGTCGGTTTCAGTGCCGCTGGAGCGCACTACATCGGCGCTGCAGCGGTCGTCGGCGAAATGTCCACGATTTACCCATTTGTTCTCGAGGGCTTGGAG